CACCTTCTGCCCACGCCCGGCCATGCCGCCGAACTGCTGGATGCGGGCGTATGCCAGGTTGGAGCCAATGACCGCATGGTTGCCGCCGTAGTCTGTCGTCACCGAGCTGGCCAACTGGCCACTGTCCTGGAGGATACGGAATCCGCCTTCGCTCTTTCCCTTGGCCGCTTTGGTGCGGTTGGCCAGGGTGACGTCAGCCAAAGGCTTCCAGCGCGGCTGGCCCTCGGCTTCGAAGTTGTCATCCGTGATCAGTGCCAAGGCTCCGGCAATCTTGCGCATTGCGGGTGTCAAGTCGCCGCCGGCGCTCTGCAGCTGATTTAACGCTTGGCGAACCTGGCTGTCGTTCAGAGTGATATAGCTCATCGCAGCTCCCTGCCGGCCAGGTCAGCCAAAGGCCCCGAGTAGCGCGACAGGTCAGGGGCCCAGCTGGCCGCGCCGGGGTTGTAGCTCCAGCCCACATCAGGAGACACAGTGATTTCCTTGCGGGTCACCGGGTCCACGGCCCGGAACGTGGCCACCTCGCGCTCTTCACCGATGCGCACGAGGCGCATGGCGGTGCCCAGCTTGCCGGCAGACGATTCCGCCACCAGGCCCCGGCGCTGCAGGTTGCTACCCGACAGCGCTTTAACGCGGCAGCGGCAGCCCCAGCCGTTCGGTGGGTAGAACGCGCCCCAGAAAGGGTCGTCGTAGCGGAGCACCTTGCCATTCATAGCACGATGGCTGGGCCGGGTTTTTCCATCCAGGATGGCGATGTACTGCCAGTAGGGCCGATCGTCGGCATTCTCCAGCTGCTCCTGAAAGCGGCCGGCCTGGTAGGCGGTCTGGATGTTGGTGCGGTAGATGGTCTTCAGTCGCCAGGGGCTGCCCAACTGCACTAGGTCAACTTCACCCGTCACCTCGTTGGTGACCTCCTGCTTACCCCACCAGCCTTTGGCATGCAGCACCGGGGTCAGCTCTTTTTCAAACCATGCAAGCGTCTTGCCATCTTGCAGGGCCTTCTCCACGGCGTCGCGGATGTCTTGCAGGATGTCCAGTCGCGAGGCCTTTGCCACGGTGAAAGCCTGGGCTTGAGCGTCTTGCCACAGCTCTTCCCAGTCCCAGGTGATGGCGAAGCCCTTGCTGCGCATGTACTCCACCGCCTGCTTGGGCGGCAAGGTCATGCAGTAGGCCAGGTCGATGGCGTCAGTCGATGGCATGCACACGTCCCCACAGGTTGGCCACAAACAGCATGCGCGCCAGGCGCTCTTGCAAGCCGCGCGCATCCATCTTGGGGTAAAGCTCAGCCAGCTTGCCTAGCAGCACATCAGGAGCCGCCCCTTGCCGCACCAGGGCCAGCAGCGGTGCCAGCAGGGTCTGGGCATCTGCATTCAGTGCGTCTGCACTGATGGCGTCCATGGCAGCGTCCAGGGCATCCTGGTCGAGGGCCTCTTCGTCCGCCTCGGCAAAGTCCACCGGCAAGGTGGGTGCCGCAGGCACGGTGGCAGGTGAGGCTTCCTCCACCAGGTCGCCAGGCTGCAGGTCATATTGGCGCTGGAAGTACGCAATGGTGAACTTGGCCCCGGCCTTGGTGAGCGTTTCGTCGCGCTCGGCCAGCACCTTGTCCACTTCCTCCTGCTCCCACATGTCAAACACTGGGCGGTCCACATCGCCGAAGTTCAGGTCGCAGGTCCAGCGGATCAGCTCATTGATGGTTGCACTGACGATGGAAGCATCCCCATCGCGGATGTCCTTTGTCACTTCCAGGCCAGCCTGGGCGCTGGCCTTGTTCGCGTTGGCCTCGGTGGTCTGGTTCTGCCCCAACAGCGCGATCGACACTTCAGAGCGGCAAAAGTGCAGCAGGCGCTCGTAGACATCCGCGCTGCCCGTCTTGCCGGCCGCTTCCTTGATGTCGATGCTGGAATCGTCGGGAATCACCGCAATGGCGTCCTGCACCATAGCCTCCAGGCTGTCCAGCAGCTTGTCGGTCTCGCTGTCCGGGGTGCCGCGTGGGTGCTTGCCGATCACCCAGGGACTGCCGTACTTCTCGGTGAACTGTACCCAGAACTTGAGCCCGCCTTTCTTGAACGTGGTGGGCCAGAAGCACATGGAGAGGTCGGCAAAGCCATAAGGGTTGTCGTAGCTGGCGTCCTGGCGTGCTACCAGGAACTTGCGCTCCGGCACGTCTTCGCCCTGGGCCAACGCCTGGCGCGACCGAAAGCGCAGCTTGTTGTCGGTGCCGTACAGGAACCAGTCGGCCGGCTTGCCCACAACGTCCACCGGCACGATATAGCTACCCACCTTGCCCCAGATCACCTCAAGTGGCTGGTAGCCGAACATGGGCGCATCCAGCGCTTCGGTGATCACGCGGTGCATGTCCAAGTCGGCCAGCATGTTTTCGATCGACTTGGCCACGCGGCTTTTGGCCTTGTCGCGGTCCAGCCCCCACTCAAGGGCCTTGACCGCGCTCTTGCGGCGGCGCACACAGCCGCCCACATGGGGGTCAGACCGCAGCTCCTTGTAGACCGTGATGTCCCGGCCCAGGGCCTTGAGCACCCGATCGGGGTTGGGCAAATACATGCCCAGGCTGGCAAAGTCCGGGCTGCGGTCGCGGGTGGCAATCTCGGCAGACAGCGAGCCCTTGGAGGACTCGCCAAACGCGACAAACTGGGTTGGGCTCACATAGATGCCCCGTGCTTTGCTGTTCATTGAAATGCCTCGGTAATGCGGGTGCCTGTCCGGCGGCGGCGGGATTTGGCGATGACCGGCCCTTTGTTCAGCTCCCGGCTGGCGTAGTGCGCCAGGGCCAAGGCGACGGCCATATCCCCGTGGCGCTTGCCCTTGTCGGCGCCCGTGGTACGGGTTTCTGGAATGCGCGGCACACCCTTGATGACTTCGACCAGGCGCAGATCGCCCAACACATCGGCATGCTTGGGCAGCTCGTCCAGCGTGCCGTCTTCCAGGGCAGCTTTGACGGGCGGCATGTTCTCCCGGTACCACGCCTCGGTCAGCATCACTTGCTGGATACGGCTGGCACCAAATTTCTGCATGGCACGCTCAGCCAGGTACTGGCCATTGCCGCGGGCATCGAAGGCCCCGCCCCGAAAGCGCGGCAGTCGCTCCAGCAGATAGATGCAGATTTGCTCCTGCTGCTGGAACGGCACATTGCGCAGCTCCAGGATGAAGGGCACCGTCAGCCGCAGGTTCTCGCGCTGGATCAACGGCACATGAACCGACAAGTCGCCCGTGCGGCCAAAGTCTTCCCCGTTGTAGCTGATGGCATCCTGGGGCAGCTTGTCCAGCAAGGGTTTGAGCTGCTCCTCGATCCAGGTTTGGCACTCTGCCTGGCGAACGTGGTCAGGCAGCACTTCAAAGCCCGGCTCGCACTCCCAGCGAATGATGGGCGTGTCGGGCGACATGCGTAGTTCAATCAGCGCACGGCTGAGCCAAGCACCCCCGCTGTTCTTGGGCACGCAACCGTACTCTTCCTCGGCGCTTTCGATGTTCGGCGCGTTCTTGTACAGGTCGTCGCGCCACTTTTTCTCGGCCTCGGGACTCCAGTTTTGGCCTGTCACATAACAAATGCGCTGGTACAGGCCATCGGCAATGGCGTCGTCTAGGGTGATGCGGTGGACGCTGTAGTCCTTTTTGCCCTCACGGGCGTCCTTGATGTAGTCGTTGAACGGGTTGTCCACACCGTTGTGGGTGCTGATCAGGCGGACCTTGTTGCCCCACATGGTCAGGGCCAGTGCGGCCTTGAGCAGCTCTTCCAGCGATTCATGGAAAGCAGCTTCGTCAATTACTACGTCACCCTGCAGGCCGCGCAGATTGGATGGCCGGCTGGACAGGGCCTGGATCTTGAATCCCGACTTGGGGAAGCGGATCATGTAGGTGAGGATTTCTTCCTGCTTGCCTTCGTCCCAGAACGTCTGCTCGTACACATCGGCCTGGGCCAGCTCGTTGAATGCCTTGGCAAACAGAGCACAGGCGGCGATGTATTCCAGCGCCATTTCCTTCTTGCTGCCCACATAGAAAGTGTTGCAGCCCTGGCGGCGGCGTGGGCGGGCGGCCTTGACCACGTTGCGCCCAGCTTCTGCCCAGGTCAGACCCGTGCGGCGGCTTTTCTCCGCAATCATGATTTGGGACTCGTCCTCAAACCAGCGCTGCTGATACGGCAGGAACACGGCTTCTTCGGCGGGGATCGCGGCACCCACCTCCTGCGGCACCACCACGCCCGCCAGCTCCATCTCCTCAGCAAGGTCTATCTTGCGGGGGGCGCCTACGGGCTTCAGCGGCGGTTCTTTGCTGGCCATGCTCACCCCTTCCCAAGCAGGATGCGCTTGATGCGCGCTTCCATCTGCTCGCTCAGGCCGTCCGAGCCACGCAGCTCCTGCAGTTTTTCCTCCTGTTCGGCCAGCAGTTGCTCGCGTGCTTCCTTGGCAATGCGGGCTTGTTCGTCCAGGCGGAATTTCTTCTGATTGACCGAGGCACGGGCAAGCGTGGCAATGTTCTTGGCTGCTGCCGAGAGCATGGCGAGGCGCTCACCCGGGTCCACCTCCTCATCACCGGCTTCTTGCAGGTTGAGGATGGACTCGAACAGCTCGGTCTGCACCAACGCGATCACGGCTTCGGAGCGTGCGTCCTGGTCGTCGGCCGCGCCCTCGGTCAGCATGCGCGCCGCTTCTGTGCTGGCCTTGATGGCCTGGTAGCGGCGCTCAATCTTCTGGCCATACCGGTGGATGGCGGACTTGCTGATTGCAAAGCCCTTGTCCTTGAGCATGGCCTCCAGCGCCTGGTAGCCGCTGAATTTGGAGTCCGTGAGTGCGCGTTCCAGCCAGCGGCGCACGTCCTCTGGCAAGCCCTCAATGCTGGAGCGGCGGGCCATCAGTCGCCAGCCCAGTACTTCACAGGGCGGGCAATGCCGGGCTCACACGCAATCGTGTACTCGGCAATGTCCACGCCATAGCGCGCCAGGTCAGCAAACCAGGTGCCAGAGGGCTCTTTGTTCAGCTCCAGCAGGTCGCGGTCGGACAAGTAGTCCAGCTCGCGGCGGATTTCCAGCGCCGTCACATCGGGGTAAATGTGGCGCATCACATCCAGCAAGAACTGCTCATTGGTGGTGTACGGCCGCGCCTTGTTCAAGGTGTTGATCAGATGCCAGCGCATGGCTTCGCGCCGGATCTTGGTGATGTCAACCGACATTGCGTTCTCCCTTCAGCTGGACCACTTC